GGAGTTCTTTACTCAGAAGAATTCTACCCAATGACACAAATACAGTCCCACTTTGAAGTTAAAGTAGATTTAAAGTACGATGAGTATGTAACAACATTCACTCAATGCCAAACATTTAACTTTGATAAGCAAGGTAACGAGATAACATTTAAGAGTCCAGAAATAAAGAATTAATGATTAAAATACTCCCACTAAACAAATTCAGACGCTTAAAAGAATTCTCAAAGTTCTTTAAAATAAACCAAGATACTGTTATTGCATACGATAATGTGATATACTCAAATAAAGAACTTCACCCCGACCTACTAGTCCACGAAAAAGTCCACCTAGAGCAACAAAAGAAGTATGGGTTAACAACTTTCACCAAGAAATACTTAAACGATAAGAAATTCAGGCTAGAAATGGAAAAAGAAGCCTATCTTAAGCAAATTAACAGTATAGAGGATAAAGGATTAAAAGAAGCAGTTATAAAAGATATAATAATTGGACTAACCAGTGGACTTTATGGTAAAATTACAGAGAAAGAAGCCAAAGAACTACTAGGAATAAAGGAAGTTAAGAAGCTAGACGTAACTAAACTAATATGACAGATAAAGAATACAGAGAAAGTCTCATAACAAAATACGAACAAACTGGAGTTAATGACTTTATTATTGTGGATAATGGATATTTATTAACAAGGAAAGATGTCAAAGATTTAAAACGTAAATTAAAGGAAGGGGATATGGCGGTTACCCCTATAAATGAAATCGCTTAAAGTTGGGACAAATAACCAAAAATGATGATTCGCTCTCAGAAGTAGGTAACAAAATCCAACTCCTTATAGGGGATAAATAAACTAATATAATGCCAAAATACCTTTTTATAAAAGACAACAAAGTAATAGATATATTTACCACCAAGTCTTATGAAGAACTAGATAGGCTTGGGACAACCCCATATAAAGAGGTGGCACATAAAATAAAAGAGCTAAGGTTAAAAGATAAAACAATACAAGTAGCAAACTTAATGCAAATAGATTAATATGGAAGAAACACTATTAAACCCACAACAAGAACTATTCTTACAATTATTCTTAGACCCTAAGAGTGATACTTTTAGTAATTATAGACAATCTGCATTAAAAGCAGGCTATAAACAAGAATACGCAGACAATATAAGTAGTAGAATGCCAAAGTGGTTAGACGAAGCGTTAGAAGACTCAACATTGGTAAGGAAAGCCCTTGACAATTTGTCGGATTTTGTCGGAAATAAAGAAAACCCTAATTTACAATGGGATGCTACTAAGTTTACTCTTTCAAGGTTAAATAAAGGAAAGTTTAGCGAGAAAGTAGAACAAGAAGTAAAAGGAAATGTAAATATAACTTGGACAGAACAAAAAACTTATTTAAGTAATGAGACTCAGTCTTAAACAAACACAAGCTCTTGATTATCTCGAAGACAAGATAACAAAAGAAGTAATATTTGGTGGAGGAGCTGGAGGGGGTAAATCTATCCTCGGCTGTTATTGGATATTAAAAATGTGTTATAAATATCCAGGCACTCGTTGGCTTATTGGACGTAGTAAAGGTAAAACTCTAAAGGAAACAACGCTAAACTCTTTCTTTGAAGTAGCCAAGATACAAGGGCTAAAAGCCGATATAGACTTTGCTTACAATCAACAGACAGGATTAATTAAGTTCCCTAATGGAAGCGAGATACTCTTAAAAGACTTATTCCTTTACCCATCAGACCCAGATTTTGACGAACTCGGCTCACTTGAAATATCAGGAGCTTTTATAGACGAATGTAACCAGATAGTAGAGAAAGCATGGAACATAGTTAAATCTCGTATTAGATTTAAGCTAGACGAATATGGAATAGTGCCTAAAATACTAGGAACTTGTAACCCTTCAAGGGGTTATGTTTATTATAATTTCTATAAGCCATACAGAGACGGCAACCTAGAACACAGCAAGGCTTTTATTGAGTCTCTAGTAGACGACAACCCTTTTATCTCACAGTATTATAAGGAAAACCTGCAATCCCTAGACACTAAAAGCAAGCAACGTCTATTGTTTGGTAACTGGGATTATTTAGACGATACTAAAGGGTTATTTAAATACTCAAACCTTGTAGATATATTCTCAAATACAGTAGAAGAAAGCCCGATTAACTATCTTGTTGTGGATGTTGCAGGTGAAGGGAAAGATAGTACGAAGTTCTCTTATTGGGAAGGACTTACAGAAAAGTGGAGAGAAACATTTCATGGAATAAACAACGAGGACATAATCCAAAAGATACGGGACTATGCTAAAGAGTACAAAATACCCTATTCAAGGATAACAGTAGACTCTATTGGTGTTGGAGAAAGTATAGGGAACTCACGCTTGCTAGACGGAATTGTACCTTTTAAGTCCTCTTATGCCCCAATTAAGACAGATGAAAGCATAGTAACATTACCTAATGTTCACTACACAAAACATGCACCTTTAACGTCAGACTATGCAAACCTTCGCTCACAATGTCTATTTATTCTTTCAGAGAAGGTTAATAATCATAAGCTAGCTAGTAGAGTAGAGGGACTAGACAAAGAAAAGGTCATTGAGGAGTTATCCTTGTATCAAGACATCACTAAGAATGACGGCAAAAGAACAGCAACAGGGAAAGACGATGTAAAAGTTCTTCTAGGTAGAAGTCCAGATGACTCAGACTGTTTCATAATGCGTATGTACTTTGAGATTAGGAATAATCTAACACAAGAAAACTCACCACAAAAGGCTTTAATCAGAGAAAAAATGCAAGACCAGTTCGCTATGAGAAGGCATCAAATAAAACAAAGTAGTACAAAGTAATCAACATTTGACATTGACACGCAATTAACATTATAATTAGTTTAAATTAAAAACTTAACAACAATACTCGGCGGGGAATAATAATATAGATGGATAGTTATAAATATACGAATGGTACAGCGTCAGCACTTATTAGAACAGGTGGCGGAACAGTTGCAGGTGTCATAGTAAACTCTCACACTTCAGGAACAATGAAACTATGGGATAACACAAGTGCAGCAGGCACAGTTATTGCTAACACATTTACATTTCCAGCAGGTTCAGGAGTTTATACCTTCCCAAGACCAATAGAGTTCTACACAGGGCTATATTTTACTCTTGGTGGAACTCTTGACTACACCATAATCTGGAAGCCAACTACATAATATGGAAAACGAAGATACAATCGGTCAATTAGTCCGCAAACTAGAACAAGAGTTTACTTCTGGTAATGGTACTTTGATGTCAAAGTATGTTCGTACTGACTTATATGAGGATATTAACGGAATCTATGCCTACCTAGAAAGCAAGCATATATCAGGTGAATTTGACTCAATGGGAAGGGAAAAGCCTTTCTTTAACATTGTTTTAGCTTCAAGGAATATCTGGTTTCGTGCTACAGACATTGACCGCAAGAACATAGTTTTAAAAGCCACAAGCGAAGGAATGACCTTGCCTGTGTTTTTCTTGTACTTACACCTCCAAAACTGGATGCGTAAAGAGAACTTCGGACAGTTCCTTAATAACTGGGGATTGTCTCTAGCAGGTTTTAACTCAAGTGTGGTTAAGTTCGTAGAGAAGAACGGTAAGCTAATATGTGAGGTAGTACCTTGGGCTAAACTAATTGTAGACCAGGTAAACTTTGATGATAACGTAAAGATAGAAATACTAGAACTTACAGAAACACAGCTTTATGATAGATACGGTAAGGAAGCAGTAGACGACCTTGTAGGAGCAAAGAAAGCTCGTGAAACAACCAACAAGCAAACCAAAGATAATAAGAATAACTACTACAAACTATACGAGGTACACGGCAGACTTCCGTTATCTAACCTTACTGACAAGCCAAAAGATACGGAACCAGTACAACAAATGCACGTTATTTCTATGTTGGGTAAAGAGAAAGGCAAAGGAGAAGATGTATACACACTCTACAAGGGTAAGGAAGAGAAAGACCCCTACATGCTTACTTGGCTTATTCCTTCAGAAGACGGATCAATCTCTCTTAATGGCTCAGTTAAAAACCTATTCCAAGCACAATGGATGGTAAACCACACTAAAAAAGCTATCAAAGACCAGCTAGACTTGGCTTCTAAGCTGATTTTCCAAACATCAGACGGCAATTTCATAGGTCAAAATGCTCTTACTTCTATTGAGACTGGCGACATAATGATTCACGCAGCTAATCAGCCGCTCACGGCAGTACAAAATAACTCTCACGACATAACAGCTCTACAAGGTTTTGGTCAAGAATGGAAAGCTCTAGGTAGTGAACTAAACGGAATTAGTGAAGCGATGCTTGGTGTAGCTCCTAAGTCAGGCACAGCATGGAGACAAACAGAAGCCCTATTACAAGAGTCTTACTCTCTCTTTGAAATAATGACCGAGAATAAAGGACTGCATATTGAACAAATGCTAAGACGCTATATCTTACCTTTCTTAAAGAAGAAGATGAACAACGACAAGGAAATCATGGCAACCCTAGACATGCAGGGCATTAAAGAAATAGAAGAAAGATATATTAAGAATGAAGCTATCCGCCGACATAATAGAAATCTAATTGAACCAATCTTGAATGGACAAGTGCCAGAACCTCAAGACCTGGAACAACTAAAGGGTAGTGTCAAAGAAGAACTCAACCAGCAAGGCAATCAACGCTTCTTTAAGCCTTCAGAAGTTTCATGGAAAGAAGAATTTAAAGACATCAACCTAGACGAGATAGAAGTTGAGATAACAGGCGAAAGCTCAGACACACAGTCAATGCTAACTACAATCGACAAAGCCCTTACAATAGTTGCAAATCCTGCATATTCACAGAACAAGCAAGCCCAGTACCTCGTGAACAAAGCTCTTACAAAGACAGGCTTCCTATCTCCAGTAGAGCTATCCTCAATGCCATCTCCAGAACCCATAGCTATGCCTCAAGGCGGACAGGTCGAAGCTATGCCACAATTATCAAATAAACCACAATAAATTTATGAAAGGAAAATCACCAAAAAAAGAAGTTAAGAAAATGCCAATGAAGAAAGGCAAGAAGTGTTAATTATAAACTAAACGAATTAAGAATTATGGCGGAAAAATTAATGTACTCAAACAAAGATATAGACCTAATCAAAGCAACATTTGCAGAAAATGACGCATTGTTGGTTATGGTTCGTAAACTATTCTTTGGTTATGACTTAACAGAAGACGAAAAGAAAGCGGTTAAAAATACCTTTTCTAATCCTGAAGTAGTAGAGGTGTTTAGACGCAAAGTTTATTCAGCAGGAAATGTTGAAACAGACATCGGTCACATCAATGACTTTTGGTTTGGAGTAGAAGAACAAATCTTTGGGGCTAGTAGAGATACAATTTATCAGGCTCTTTCTTCAAAGGAGCTTGTTTTATCCATGTTTACCAAGGCTTTTAAGCTATTAAGTAACCTAGACGGTGAGAAAGTGGACACTTCATTCAGCCCTATTATAGAAGCTGACCCATTAGGGGTTAAATTGATAGCTCGTAACCTTTACATGAAGGCTATTGAGACAGGTTTACACTCAATGAAGGTTATTGCAGGCATGAAAAGTGAATCAGTTGAACAAGCAGTAAAGCGTCTCACTCAAGATAGTGCAAAATAGTTATACACATTTGCAAGTATTGACAATTAATAATACAATTAACTTAAATTGGAGCGAAGAAAGACACTCCTAAAACAAAACTCTATGGAAGATGAAAATGTTCAAGCTGAGAACTTAAACCAGCAACAGGAAGCTGACCTTGACACAGCGGGTGACGAACAAGATGAAAGCGAAAGCATAGAAGAACTCAAAACTCGTCTAGCTAAAGCTGAAGAACTTGCAAGAAACCAAAAAATTCGTGCGGAAAAGGCAGAGAAGTTAGCAAAGCAAAAGCCTAACGAAACTTCAAAGCCAGTTACACCAGAACTAGATGATGCTACACTAGCTAGAATCTATGGAATACATGAGGACGACTTCCAAGAAGTCAAAGACATGGCTAATTTCAAAAGAATATCTATTGCAGAAGCTCTAAAACTAGGTGCGACAAAAGCTATTCTAGCCGAAAAAGAAGAGTTCAGGAAAACAGCAGAAGCCTCAAATACTGGTAACGCAAGGAGAAGTGCTACAAAAGTATCAGATGACACTTTGCTAGCAAATCTAAGCAAGGGAGAAGTCCCTAAATCAGCAAGTGAAGCAGAAGCATTATTCTGGGCAAGACGTGGAGGCAAAAGATAACATCTTAGAATAGTTCGGCGGGATTATTATTTAATCCTTAAAAACTATGTTTAACACTCAATCCACATACGGTAATCGCGATGCTTACCTAAAATCTCAGTACGATTTCGTATTAAGAAACGCTCTAATCGCAGAAAAAATCTGTGACGTTAATCGTTCAGACCTTAAAAGAATACAAAACCCTTACGGTGGACAGCCAACAGCAACTATCCAAGCAGTAGCAGGAACTTACTCTGTATCAGCATGGACAGTAACCGATGACGCCTTAACTGTAACTGATGAAGTTATCTACGCAGAGCATGTTTTCGCTTTCGAAGACTTCTTTGCAGTATTTGACATCGCAGCATCTCGTTTGGACAACATGATGTACGCAGTTGCTTACGGTATTGACTACTTCGTTCTTAACAACCTTTGTGAAGACGGAACTGGTACATACACAACCCCAGCAGGAGGCTTTACAACAGCAGCAAACATCAACACTATCATGGCTAACCTATCTTCAAAGGTAGCTGGTTATGACACACAGTTTGGTACTTACCTCGTTATCGAGAACACTGACCTTGTAGGCTTTATGGTAGCAGGTGCTACTAACGGCTTCTCAATGGCTGATGCAGTCTTGAAGAACGGTAAAGTTACTAACTGGATGGGTACAGATGTTTATGTAGTTCGCACAGGTACATTTGCAGACGCTACAATCGGTACTACAACTGTTACTAACGCAGGACACAGAGTATTCGGAGTAAACAAGTCAGCAACATACGCTTCACCTCGTGGCATCCAGTACGAAGAGAAGTCAGTTACAGGTAAGACTGGTAAAGAAATCGTTGTATTCGGTCTTGTTGGTTTCAAGCTATGGAACCAAAAGAAGGCTCTTACAGTAGACATCACACTAGCCTAACCCTTAATAAGGGCGGGCTTATTATTAGACCCTTAATTGGGTCTGACGAGGGGTTATCCCCGCCGATGACCTCTCATTAGACTCAATTAAGCAACAAACAAACTTATGGCAAAAGAAAAAGAAGAAATAAAAATAGAAACACCAGTAGTAGAGGTTCCAGTAGCTCCAGTAGTAGATGACAGTCAAGGCATTGAAGTAGGCAGTCCATTGGATTTACGCCCTACTGAACTACCTTTGGTGGTTAAATTACCAGCAGACGCAAGCAAGGCTCAAATAGCATACGCTAGAATACTTAACGGATATGCTTATAAGAACCCTGCTAAGTTTGAGGCAAAGAAGAACGACCAAATTGTGGATGGAAAAGTTGTCAAAGGTTTCTTAACTAAACTAAAGGAACTAAAGAACGCTCCAGACCCAGTTGAACCAGGTGAAGACGCTCCTAAGTTAAAGGTCAACAAAAGCGTTATATAATTATAAATAATTGCTCGTAAGAGCCACAGAAA